AACATGGAAAGAGTTAAATCAACTGACGATGAGAAGCCTATGTTCAGAGTAAGACATACACCATTAGAAGTGTCTGTCGTTTCTGTACCAGCAGATCAATCAAAAGCAGTTGGTGTAGGTCGTTCCAAAAACAAACTTTCTAATATAGAGGTAAAAACAATGACTGAAGAAGTTAAAAGTGAAATAAACCTTGATGAAGTTAGAGAAAAATCTGTTGCAGAAGCAAGAGAGCAATTTCAAAGAAATTCAAAAGAAATCATTGATCTTGCTGCTAAACACAACAGGCGTGATCTAGCTGACAAGGCTATTCAAGAAGGCATATCAGTTGAAGAATTTAGAGGTGTATTGTTAGACAATATTTCTAACGACAAGCCTTTAGCAACTGGTGACATCGGTATGTCTAAAAAAGAAGTGCGCCAATTCTCAGTAATGAGAGCTATTAATGCTTTAGCTAACCCTACTGACAGAGCCGCACAAAAAGCTGCTGAATTTGAATTTGAATGTTCAGAAGAAGCTGCTAAACACTATGGCAGAACTGCTCAAGGTATTATGCTTCCACCTGAAGTATTATCTAACTGGTCAACTAGGGACTTGAATGCATCTGACGATGCTGGTTTAGTTGGTCAAGATTTCAGACCAGCAGACTTTATTGATGCACTTAGAAATGCATCATCTGTTATGCCATTGGCTACTAACCTAAATGGTCTTTCTGGCGATGTAAAAATCCCTAAAAAGACTGCTGCTTCTAGTGCTGCTTTCATATCATCTGAAGGTGGTGCATCTGGTGAATCAGAAATGGTTATCGGTTCTGTAACTATGTCACCTAAAACTCTAGGTGCATTTACAGATGTAACTAGACAACTAATGATTCAATCTTCATTAGATGTTGAGAATCTTATAAGAGATGATCTTTCAAAATCTATGGCTGTTGCTATAGATAATGCTGCTCTTGAAGGTTCTGGTTCAAGCGGAAACCCAACTGGTATTACTAACACTAGTGGAATCAATACTGTTTCTTTAAGTAGTGCTGCTGCACCAACTTTTGCTGAAATGGTTTCTATTGAAACTGCTGTTGCTGTTGATAATGCTCTAATGGGTGACTTAGCGTACATTATCCATCCAACTAACTATGGAACATTAAAAACAACTGCCAAAGATTCTGGTAGTGGTTTGTTCGTAGCTGAAAACAATCAGGTTAATGGTTATCCAGTAGTTGTATCTGCTCAATTGACAGCTAACAACTATGTATTTGGTAACTTCAATGACTTATTGATTGGGTTCTTCGGTGGACTTGATATCGTTGTTGATCCTTTCTCTAACTCCACTTCTGGAACTGTTAGGGTCGTTGCACTTCAATCTGTTGATGTTGCAGTAAGACATGCGGTATCTTTCTGTGCAGCTAGTTAATAACTAGATTGGTATTAGATACAATGAAGGGCGGCTTAAAGCTGCCCTTCGCTAAAAAGGAAAAGATTATGAAATATACAATTTTAAGAGATACTGTTGCTGGTGGAAAAAAAGTTTCTGCTGGTGATGTAGTTGAACTTTCTGAAGAAGAAGGAAATATTTTAGAAAGTTATGGTAAAGCTGCCAAAGGCGGTGAATCTAAATCAGAAAAAAAAGATAGAAGTGTTGGTTTAGAATCTTCTGAAAAACCTAAAGTTACTAAAAGAAAATCTAAATAATGGCTTTAGAATTTGATGCTGACTTAGATGGTTATTTAGATGCAGATTATGGTCATGGCATTTCTGCCACCTATACTGTATCTGGTGGATCACCAGCAACAATCAAAGTAATTTTAGAAGATGAATTTTTAGCAATGGGTGGACTATCAGTAGATGTTGAAGGTTCTCAACCCATTGCTTATTGCAAAACTTCTGATGTATCTAATGCTGGTCATGGCGATACATTAGCTTTTGCAGCACAAACAACTTTATCAGGCACACAATACAAAGCAGCAACTACATATAATGTTGTTGGTGTGCAACCTGATAACACAGGAATCACAGCTTTAGTCTTAGAGCAACAATAATGGCAAATCACATAAGACAACAAATAAGAGAAAGAGTCGGTACAACTTTGACTGGCTTAACCACTACTGGATCAAATGTTTTTCAATCCAGAGTATTTAATTTAGAAGAAAGCAATCTGCCAGCGATCATCATTTACACAAAGTCTGAAGCTGGTGAATTATTAGAAATGGGTTCAACAAGAACCTTGCAAAGAAATCTATCGTTAGTTGTGGAAGCGTATGTAAAAGCAATCAGCAATTTTGACGATACAATAGACACTATTGCTAAAGAAGTAGAAGCTGCAATGGCAGCAGATGTAACTCATAACAGTTTAGCTAGAGATACTTTTTTAGAATCAACTGAAATCAATTATAATGGTGAAGGAGATCAGCCTTTGGCAGTCATGGAAATGACATTTAACATTTCTTATCTGACTACTGAAGCTACTCCTGATTCGGCTTTATGAGGTAAGCAATATGGATAAGAATGTAATGGTTTCTCCTGATGGCAAATCAAAAATCACAGTTTTTGATAGTGCTGTTGAGAATCTTAAAGCAAATGGTTGGACTCTTGAAGGAGAGTCTGTAAGCAAAAAATCTAAAACAGAGGATAAATAATGGCAGTATTTACTGGAAAAGCTGGTGTTGTTCAAACTGGTTCTAATGCTTTAGCTGAAGTTAGAAGTTACTCTATAACTGAAACTGGCGAAACTACAGAATCTACAGCTATGGGCGATTCAGCAAAAACTTTTGAGGCAACTCTAAATGAATTTTCAGGTTCTATAGATTTATTTTTTGACGATACTGATTCAAGTGGACAAGTTTCATTAACAATCGGTTCTTCATTTACATTAAATCTAGCACCTGAAGGATCAGGAAGCGGAGCATATAAATTGTCTGGAAGCGGAATAGTTACTGAAAAAACTATTACTGCTGCTCACGATGGCTTAGTTGAAATGACAATTGGCTTTCAAGGAAGTGGAGCATTAACTATAGGTACTTACTAATAGATGGGTGCTATAGATAATGTAGTTGCTCATTTTGATGCACAGGAGATAATTTCTTTTGAAGTAGCAGAATGGGGAACAGAAGGCGAACCATTAGTTATATATTCAAAACCTTTAACACTTCAGGAAAGCAAGAAGCTATATAAAATGGCTAATGACAGCGATCTTGAAGTGATGGTTTATGCAATTATTACAAAGGCTTTAGATGCTGATGGAGAAAAGATTTTTTCATTAGCAGATAAACAAACTTTGATGAATCGTGCAGATGTCGGTGTTGTTGCTGATGTTGCTGGTAAGATACTTGGTGCAATGACACCAGATCAAGCAGAGGGAAAATAGCAGCCGAGTCTGATTTATTTGCACAGTTTGCACTCGCTGACAGGCTCGGAAAAACACTTAGCGAGATTGAATCAATGACTATTGATGAACTAACAATGTGGTATGCCTATATTGAAAGACGAAACAAACTAGAAAGAGAAGATGGCATTAGGTAAATTAGGAAAACTTCAAGTTGTAATAAGTGCAGTTAATAAAACTAAAGGCACTTTTTCTAGCGTCAACAAATCTTTAAAAACTATTGGTAAAGCTGCTGGTGCTACAGTAGCTATTTTTTCAAAACTATCAGTTGGTATTGCTGCTTTAGTAGCACCTATCGTATTGTTGACAAAAAAATCTTTTGATTTCATTGATGCGATAGGTAAGACATCTGCTCGGACAGGTATTTCAACTGACACTTTACAAGCATTTCAATTAGCTGCTATTGAATCTGGTACTTCTATTGAACAAGCACAAAAAGGTTTAGAGAAATTTGCTAGATCAATTGGTGATGCGATCAGAGGTACAAAAACTCAAGTTGATTTGTTTAAAGATTTAGGTGTTGAACTCAAAGATTCAAATGGTGTTACCAGAGATTTCAATGACATATTAAGAGATACTGCTGCTGGTATTGGTGGCTTCAGTTCGGAAGCAGAAAGAGCAACTGCACTAGCTAATTTATTTGGTCGTGCTGGTATTCAGTTTACTGAGATTTTTAAGAATGGTGCTACAGGTCTTGATGAACTAATTGATCGTGCAAGAGGATTAGGAATAATCCTTGATGAAAAAACTATTAAGGCTACAGAAAAATTTAACGACACAATATCAGTTATCACTTTTCAATTTAGAGCCTTTAGAGATCAAGTAACTACTGCTTTCTTGCCAGTCTTGCAAGATATCGCTACAAGTTTTTCAGATACTTTAGTTGAGGCTTCTAAATTAGATGGTGGCATGGAAAAACTTGGAACATCTATAGCGGTAGGAATTGTTTTAGGTGTTAGGAGTGCAGTAGAAAGTCTTAAAGAATTTGTTAAATTTATAAATCCTGTTGTCAATACAATCAGCAAAGCGATAGGTGGATTAAAAATTCTTATTGATTTAGCAAAAATTGGTGGTAAGAGTCTTATGGACTTTGCTGGCTTCAGTAAATTCTCA